GATGGTACGATGCATATCAAAAATTATTTTGATGCATGGCAAAAACTTATCTACAATGATTTAACTGGTAACTTTAATTTCTATAATGAGTATACATCTGAATTTGATGTACATACTCGTACAACTATGGCTGAAGGTGGTCAAACAGCTTCTGTAGAAAAAACTGGAAAAACTCAACAATGGGCACAAGACCTTAGTGATGGAATAAAAGATGTAACAAAAGCATTTAATGAAGCTACTGGTGTAGATATGCCTAGAGATAGTAAACAATTTGGTGAAAATAAATTACCAAAAGTTAATTTTAGAGATAATTATGGAGTAAAAATTTTTGAATGCTTTCCTTCGATTGTAGGTTCTATTGATGTTGGACATGATTCTGCAAGTAATGTAGCAACATTTGATGTTACATGGTCATATAGGAAATGGAATCCATTCAAGATGGGTAATGTTGGAAATCGTAGTCAAATCAATCTTGCGATTGGAGAATTTAGAAATGAAAAAGATGGGTTTCCATTCTTGGAAGATTTACCAGAAGAATTATCCGGCCCACTAACAAGTGCGGTGAATCAAGGAATAAATACGAGTCCTTTATCAAAGGGTTCAAATTTACTTGGTTAATTTTAACATTAAAATAGTGAGAATATTATGACTTTACCAATAATAAATGCGCCTGAATATAGGCTAAATATTCCCTCAACAGATGAGGAAATTAGATATAGACCCTTCTTAGTAAAAGAAGAAAAACTTTTACTGATTGCACAAGAAACAGGAACAGATAAAGCTACTTACGAAGCAATTCGTAACATTATCAAAAGTTGTTGTCTAGATCCTGTCGATATTAATAAACTACCTCTATTTGATATGGAGTATATTTTTCTGAATATACGAGCAAAATCGGTAGGGGAAATTGTAAAAATAAAAGTTAAATGTCCAGATGATGAAAAAACAGAAGTTGAAGTTGAAGTAGATTTAACTACAATTAAAGTTGAAATGGATGAGACACATGATGCTAGATTACAACTAACAGATGATATTGGTGTTTTAATGATGTACCCAAGTTTTGAAACTGTTTCTAAACAACAAAATGTAAAAACTGGACAAGAAACTCAACAACTATTCAATATGATTAGTAGTTGTATGTATCAAATTTGGCAAGGAGAAGAAACATTTGATGCAATGGATTATACAGAGAAAGATAGACTAACATTTTTAGAAAGTTTATCACATACACAATTTGAAAAACTTCAAACATTTTTTGAAACTATGCCAAGTTTGAGACATGAGGTTGATATTACTAATCCAAAAACAAATGTAACTTCAAAAATTACATTATCAGGCATAAATGCTTTTTTCTAGTAGCCCTTTCTCATACAAGTTTGGAAACATATTATGATACTACGTTTCAAATGGTACAACACCATAATTGGAATTTAACGGAGATTGAAAATATGTTGCCTTGGGAAAGGGATATTTACGTTGATAAGTTGGCAACCCATATAAAAGAAGAAAACGAAAGACACAGAGAACAAGAAAGGAAAATGAAACATGGCTGATCAAGCACAAGAAAGTACCTTACAATCAGTTTTAGATCAACTAAGAGTATCTAATGAACTAGATACTGGACATAGTGTTGCAACTGAAAGAATATTTGGTAGTATTGATAAAACACTAGAAGATCAGGCAAAAGATAATAAGAAAGATAGTCAAGAAGCATCAGAAGATCGGGCAGAGACAAATTCTCAATTAGGATTTATGGGTGGCATTCTTCTGGCTGGTCAAAAATTAGCAGAAAGAGCTGCAAAATTTAAAAAGACTGCTCAAAGTAAATTAACAGACTTTGCAAAAAATTCAGTAGATGGAATTAAAAAGGCCGCAGGAAGTTTAATGGATTTTCTTAAAAAAGGTTTAGGTTTAGTCGCACTCTATTTACTTTTTAAAGCAATTCAAGCCATCGATATTGAGTCTTTAATTGCTACCGCTAAAAAAATAGGAGAAGCAGTAGTAGGAATAGGTGACTTTTTATTTACTCTATCTACTAGAATAGGTGCATGGATGGGTATTGAGAAGATTATGAAACTTTTTACTGGAAAAGAAGGAAAACTTACAACGAAAATAATGAATCTTATGACAAAGTTTACAGGTAAGGGTAGTTTCTTTTCTAAAATTGGTGACTTCTTTACTAAAATTGGTGGTCTATTTGGTAAAATTCCAGGCATAGGAAAAATAATGAAATTTATTAAAGGTGCAGCTAAATTCTTAGGAAAAATCTTTGTTCCTGTTACTGTTATAATGGCACTTTGGGAAGCTGTTACTGGATTTATGGATGGATTTGCGAATACTGAAGGTAATATGCTTCAAAAAATTATAGGTGGTATTGGTGGTGCAGTAAAAAGTTTATTAGACTTTTTCATATTTGGTATTGCAGATATGATTCAAAGTGCAATAGTTTGGTTACTTGAACTTTTTGGTTTCGATTCTGCAGCTGTTGCAGTAGGTGATTTCAACCTTGTTGGAAGAATAAAAGACGCAGTATTTAAAGCAATAGACTTTGTAACAGATTTATTTATGTTTAAAGATACTAGTCTTTCTGGAATTTTTAAATCCCTTGTTGATATTTTAATGTTACCTCTTAACTTAGCAGTAAACTTTATAAAAGACCTTTTTGGATGGGGAGATCCAAATGAACCATTTAAATTTTCTACATTTATTATAGATGCATTTAATACTGTTGTTGATTGGTTTAAAGGTTTATTTGCATGGGGAGCGGAAGCTGGTGCTACAGAAGATGGTGGTTGGTCAATATCAAAATTTATAGGTGAAGTTATAGACAAAGTTAAAGGATGGGTTACAGGACTCTTTACTTGGGCTGAAACAGAAGATGAGGAAGATAGTTTTATTGCATCAACTATTAAAAAGACCATAACTGGTGTTAAAGAGTGGTTTGGTAAGATGTTTAAGTTTGATAGCGCATCAGATATACTTGCATCTGCATTTAATGTATTAACATTCTTTCCAAATTTAATAAAAGATGCGGTTCTTTCAGTTACCGAATGGTTATTAGGACTATTTGGGTTTGGTGAAGAAGCTAAGAAAGTTGCAAATGCTAAAAACTTTAGTATTGGTGATATGATAGTAACCTTACTTGACAAACTAGTAACTTGGCTTAGTGAGTTATTTAACTTTGATATTAAAAAAATAATGGCCGAATCTCTTGGTGCATTAGGTGATGCAGGAAAGAAGGTTTTAGGTTGGTTAGGTTTTGGTAGTGATGAAGAAGGAAAATCAGCTGCAACTGGAGGCCCTATAGGTGCAGGAGAACCAGTTCTTGTAGGTGAACACGGCCCCGAATTATTTGTACCTTCTGGTTCTGGAAGAATTTTACCTAAAATGCAAACTGAAACTGCGATGGCAGGAGCAGGTGGTGGAGCACCTATGATAATAAATGCTCCGACCTCCAATGTTAGAAATGGTTCTACTTCTATGGTTATGTCATCAAATTCTACAAACCCAATGCATAACAAATACTTCTTAAATGGTTAAGCGGTAGCTAACTTCTCAAAGTAGTCCATAGTATCAGAAGGTTTTCCTTCGATTGGTTTTCCACCATCAAAAGGTACTTCCCCCATATCAGATGCAACTTGTTCAGCAGTACGATTATCTACTGCCTCACCTAGTACACGTTCCATCTTTTCCTTCAACTCATTATAAGACTTGAAGTTAGACTCATCATGAAATGGTTTCAATGGATATTCTGAACCATAAACCTTTTCAAGTTCCTCATCTGTAGGTAACAGTTGTGTTACCGCTTCAAACTCAGACTTGTCATAGTTCCAGAATCCGTCTACCTTACGAATCTTCAACTTGAAGTTTGCACCCTTCCACAAATCAAATGGATTGATGGCCTTTTCATCATCGAACTGAGGTTGCATTGCCTCCATGATCTTATCAAAGATCTTCTTACCAAACTTATAAAGGAAAACTTTTCCTTCATTCTCTGGATGTTTAGGATCTGCAACAACATAGATGTTGGTGAAATAGGACAACTTACGTTTCTGTCTACGAGCTGTCTCTTTATCAGCCTCAGAACCAGTATTCCAAAGTGAACGATTCACTTCACCAACTGGATCTTTCTTGTTGATAGTGGTTAGGGAATTCTCAATGTACCAGCCTCCTGGCCCTTGAAAAGAATGTGAAAACATTCTCTGCCATGGTACATCTTCTCCTTCTGGAGCAGGAAGAAACCGAATCACGGCATAACCATTACCTGACTTATCAAGTTCTGGTTTCCAGATTCTTTCATCGTCAAACGACTTAGTTTCGTTCTGAGGGGTTGTTTGTTTGTTGTACTCATCAATAAGTGATGAGAAATCGGATTGCTTCTTTAGTGCGGCTAATGACATAATTTACTCCTTATTATAGTATTGTTTGTTTATATTAGCGTATTAACGTATTATCACTATTTAGTCACGAAATCCTTCACCCTTAAAGAAATGGTGAAGTCTGTGACATAGTATAATCCACCCTAAGTGAATTATGTTATCAGAGGCATAACTACCTACACCTCTAACCATGAGCTTGTATGCACACTTAGAACAGTATACAAGTTCAAGCTTGTCTGTGTCTATTTCTCCTCGCATAATTACTCTGTTGTTTACGTTGTAAGAGTGCATTATCATATTCTAACTTACGAATATACTTCTGCAAATCTCTCGTTTTGTGTTTTAGAAAATCGTTTTCCCGAATTAAATCTTCTGGTGTACGATGTTTTCTACCCTGTTTTTTAATATTACCTTGCATTTTTCCCTATCGAATTTAATGAAAGGTTGACAATTATGAAGTGTACTCCTGAGTTTCGGCCAAACCCAATCCTCACTCACTTCATGGTTAGTAAACTCTATCCAGTTAAGGTAAGAGTCTAGGACAATAGCTGTTACTATGGATATATCTTTTCTCAGTAACAACTTTACAATCGGTGGATGTGTTTTAGTTTCACACTTAAACAGTCCACCAAAAGGTTTATGATATTCTATACATTTTTTCAAATCTTGGTCAAATACTCTTGTTATAGATTGTTGTATCTTGACCCACTCTTTGTAATTACTTTCAGCTTTATCTCCTGTCAACCACTTTGGATTAACACTATCTTCTGTTACAAAATTACTTACCAAAAAATCTTGATACTCTGGTCTATTGTATCTCTTAGATAACTTGTGGAAGAAGTACCTATCGTTCCTTTTCATAAAGGACTCTTTAGTACATTTTATTTCTCCATTATATTTTACAAAATCGTAATTTGGTGATTGAAAATGTAATCTAATTGCCAAATACATTTTGTATGCATCAAAGGCTTCCAAATCATACTGGTAGTGAATTTGTTTTAGGTAAAAAATGGAGCTCTTCAGCTTCCATTTGTATTTTTTGTTTTAATGCTTTATTCACCAACCTTGCAATGGAATTAGGTTCTATTTCCTTTTCCTTGCAGTATTCCAAACAAGCTTCCATATATGATATGTGTTTTGTCTGTACCATTTGTTCAATTAATAAACTGAACTTTGTTGGTGTAATAATGTCTAATTCGTTATTATTCATGAGTACTATTATATTATAAAAAAACTCAAAAGTCAAGTCTTTTGTTGATATATTTTAAAATCTTCTATCGCGGTTATTAGTTGTGGAATATAGTCATCAACTGTTTTTACGAATATTTGAGGTATACCATTATCAGGCATAATGAATATTACCAGTTGATCACAGGGGATATTGGTTCTTTCTGTAAACATCTTTGCATATGCAGTTCCTTGAATGAAATAATTCT